GTCTTTAGAAGCAACGTGAGACCTTGCTTTCTGCATCAAATAAACAATCAATTGAACCTGAACCACTTATCAAACCCGCAGAATACATCCGCTTAAATCTATCAGACATTGTAGTAGCTTCTAATGCTTCACGATCAGTGTTAAAAGTAAAGCCGGTTACATTGCCTAAAACTCGATCTACAGATTCAAAAATTTGTACTGTTATATTTATTTGGCTACCGGCAAACGTTTCCAAAGGATATTCGTATGCTCGAACATTATTTACTGCATTGCTAAATGTATTGAATAGCCGTATGCCTCCTATGGCATTGATGTGACAGTACAGCACTACAGAATTTTGAGTAACGCCGCCGCCATCAGGCCATGTGGAGGTAGGTAAAAAATCAAGACCCCGTGGATCAGTGGTGCTTATTACTAACCGATCTCCAGTCAGTATGTTTTCAATAGAACCGTCAAAGCCCACACGATTTAATGTGGTATTTACATCAGCCGAACGAATTGAACTTGTAAAACTGATAGAAGATTTACGGCGTAGTTTAATTTTGCCGTAGTGACCTAGAAAAAAGGTCATGCGTCGATCAATTCACGGAATGGACCATCTACTGTAAACTGAATTGCTACTGATGCTAATTCTCCTGTGTTCACTGTTAACGATGCATTAGTTATGTAAGCGTTAAACGCAATATCATCTTTAATATCATCTCCTACACCACTTGTAGCACCCACACGTAAAACAATGCCAACGCGGTCGGCTTCAGTAACACCGGCATTTGTCGATTTCATTAATTTACCTAAAAATTGATCAAACTGCACACCTGGTTCAGTGCTAGTAGTACCTTCGCGGCGATAGTACAGGACAGTTGCACTACCGGTAGAGCTGACCGCTCCTGGGGTGAAACCTTTAACGGCTGTGTCTATTGTAGTAGTTTCAAGCAATTCTAAAGTCGTTTCCAAAGACCAGTCGCGTATTTTTAGTGCCTGTTCGCTACTGACAGGTGTTACTCCACCCGTACCAGTGCTAGTTAGATATAAAGCGCCAGTGCGTCCTGTGTAGTAAGCCATTAAAGCTGAGTGCTGATGTTGCTAGTCTAACGCACCAATCACAATAAACTTGGCATCATCAAAATCAGCAATTTCAGACAGCCCATCACTGGTGCATGGGTAGTTAGTACCACGTACAGTGATCTCGCCTTCTTCATCCATTTCTACTTCCGTTACCCTGAAGACACGCCTGGTAGTGGTTTTTTGCCCCAGCACAAATAGGTAGCCATCTAAGTCTGCTAATGCAGGAGCCGTATTAGCGCTGGTGCTAGCAGTTCTTGAGATTACTGCATTACCACTGCGATATAACAAAAATTGGTAGGTGCCATCTGCTAATGAATTATCCAATGGGATATTTAATGAGCCGTTAGGACCAATAGTACCTGTGCGTATGCCATCCCAACTATTTTGGCCAATATCAACATAGATAAATGCACCAGGGCTGATTGGGTCCATGGTAGGAAATGTCTTAAATTCAATTGCCACCTTAATATGGCGTCTTATTTGGCATAAGAATTTACCATATAAAACCGCCTGTTCTCTGGTGCTAACAAATTGTGACACATAGAAAGTTTCACGTACCGCATCAGTTTCTGATGTATTTGCTAACTTAACTTCTATTGCTCGGTTAGCTGAAAATGTACCATTTATATCAGCACCACGATATACAAGGGTTGCAATTAAATCTTGAACACTAGAGCCATAATCAAGATGCTCCTCTTTATAGCTGCCTTCCATTATGTTGCCTTGATTAAATAATGCAGTTACATTTACAATGCGATTCATTGCGCCAGTATTTTCATTGTATGGTACGGCTGGGATTAATGTTTCCCTGCCGCCGATACGTGCAAATTCCAGCAAACTAAATGGTGCAACATCAACCCAGAACTGTCGCCAGTTAGTAGTATCAGCAATAATGCCATCCATGAATAAATTATTTACACGGCAAAACCGTTTTGATTTTGCAAGTTGAACAAGATCTACACCTTCAATTTTTGCATATTTACCAATGCCATCTTCTACATCAATAATAGTATCTAAAAATATATCTGGCGCATGACATGCACAGCCAACACCACCACCATCCAACAAGGTTGAAACACGTCCTTTAGTTACAAATGCCGTAAAGCTACGAAGATCTTGTAAATTACGACCAGAATATAAATTAAGGCCAACCATGCTAAGGTTTTTGTATAAATTTGGAAATGCACTAAATGATTGTGCTTGTTGTTCTGTTACGCAAGTAAGCGCAAATTCAGGACCGGCTTCAAATGAAAATTGGCATTGGTTATCAGCATCAAGATTAAATAAGTCCCATTCAGAAATGCCACTTACAGTTTCATTTAAAGGCGGGAAACCTGCATTACTATTCAAAATGCGTCCTGCTGCTTGTAAGGTACCCACACCAGGCAAGGAAATACTGACGGCATTAGGTGAATTGTCTAAGTATAGAAAATCTGTAGATCCATTCTCTTTGCGTAAATCTTTATATTTTCTGATCTCAGCAAATGATTCTGCAATAGATTCTAATTTAAATTCCCAGTACTGTGCTGTTGGCAATATACTAGCAAATTTTAAATAATTAAAGTTATCAATATCAGCAGCGCGACTTACAGCAATAATAGCTGGTGCTATACTAAAAGCAGTTTCCCCAGCTTTTCGATATTTAAATAAAAACATTGCAGTGCGATTTTTGTTGCCATTATCACTGATTGGATAGCCGCCTATATTACTTGATCCATACCGTTCTTGTCTGCCTGATATACGTTTGAAAACGCGGCTTTTTATAGCAAAATCAACAATGTTGCATTGTTGTATTGTGCGATATGATGCAGATTCAGCGCGAGCAAAAGCTTTGGTAAAAAATACTTCCGAGCCGCTTTTAGCTTCAACAGAACTTGCTCTTTTTTGGTTGTAGACTGAATAAGCTGCAAGTTCATCTTTTGTAATATCTCTTGCTTTATAATATCCTACAGCAACAGATACGAGGTTGTCGTCTCCACGGCGAGGTTGAAACGCATCCCCGTAATAATCCTCTGCGGTACGGCTTTCATATTTTGTTTTATACACCCCTTG